GGTCAAGAAGCTGGCTCAATTGCCCTTGCGGAGCGTGATGACAACAACTGCGGTTCTATTGGTCTTGACCCAGATGGGGTTCCAACGGTTCCTGTTGTGGCTCTCGATGAGTTAGAGCCGGAGAATGTCGACCTGATCTATCTCGACATTGAGGGGATGGAAGGACCGGCGCTTTGGGGTGCGTCCAAGACCATCCGCCGGGATCTTCCCCTTATTGTCTGCGAGAACAAGGGCCTTGAGCATCTCACAAAAACAGAGGGTTTGCTTGAGGCGTTCATGGTCCAGCATGGATACCGCAAGGTTGCGCGCCTGATGCGAGATGATGTGTTCGCACCTCTTGAGCGGGCGGACGAGTTGGAACTTCGCTTCCTGAACTAATCAAAAATCCTGACCACTCTGCCAATTCCGGCGGAAGTCATTTGAAGAAGGAGAAATCCATGTCCCTCGAGGGTCTGGAAATGCACGACCGCGTGGCCTTGCAGCAGCGGTTGCCCAAGAAAGAGAACATGCAGCACGTCACGCCGCGGTTCTACGAGGAAATGGTGAAGACCGATCAGGTTGACCAGAATGGTCTTCCCGTGTTTCGCACCATCGAATACGTGGAAATCATGATTGCGGGCGATCGGGGCAATGCGCCCGTGAAGCGCGTGACCGACGCGATCAAGCAGCAATACGCAGACGCCTATGCCCGGTGGAAGGCCACCAAGGTGAACCCCGACATGATAGGCGATGGCGTGCCTCTTACGCTCTGGCCTGTTATCCCGCGGGAGATGGCAAAGGCGCTGGAGTACATCAACGTATTCACAGTTCAGCAGCTTGCAAGCCTGTCCGATGAGGCCATCAGCAAGCCTGGGGCGATTGGCCTTCGCGACATGCGCGAGAAGGCGAGGGCATTCATCGAGAGCGCCAAGAGCGCGGCCCCAATCGCAAAGCTTGAGATCGAGAACAAGGATCTGCGCAACCGCATTTCCATGCTGGAGGGCCAGCTTCAACAACTCATCGCCGGCCCGAAGGACAAGGGCGATGCAAAGACTTTCAAGAAGGAGTAACCCATGACTCGCATTCGCTCACTCATGTCTGCCGGCACGCCGGCTCTTACGGCGCAGGCTACTGTTGGCCTCACGCAGTCCACCACCATTGCTGGTTCTTCCGCGACGGACGCGCGCCAGGTCACGCAGAGCAATACCCTGTTCACGGGTGGCACGGGTGGCGCAATCCTGCCCGCTTCGGACTCAGGCGACTCGTTCCGGCTGATCAACACAAGCGGAGCGACGGCAACGATCTATCCGCCTACGGGTGCCACCATCAACGGAACCACCTCGGTTTCGATGAGCAACAACACGTCAGCGACTGTTGTCTTCATCAGCCCGACGGTCTGTCACAGCATCCCGCGCACGCCATCGTAGAGGGGTATTTCCCATGGACATGAAGCCATCCGCCGTGGCAGCGGGAAGGGTAGGCCAGTACAGGCCAAAGGGAATGAAGCCGTATCCGTTGCAGGGCCGGGGCACATTGCAGGACTTGCCCCGTTCGGTTGTCAGGCCCATCCCGCCGGCCTATCGGGACGGGTTGGGCAAGCCCATCCGCCCCGGACAGCGCGACACGGTCCGCGATGATCTGATGAAGGCCATCAGCAAATCAAAGCAGACCGGCGTGAATGCAATGCGGGGGCGTGGCTATTAATGTCACTGCTGACCATCGTCAACCGCGCGCAGGCCATGCTGAACCTGCCTGTAACATCGACGGTCTACAGCAACACGGGCGAGACGCAGAGACAGCTTCTCGCCTTGTGCAACATGGCCGGCGATGTGTTGATGCGGGAGCATGACTGGCAGGCCTTGGTGACGGAGCAATCCTTCACCACGGTTGCAACCGAGCAGCAGACGGGTCACACGATACCCTCTGATCTTGACCGGGTCATATCCGAGACACTGTGGAACAGGTCCACGACTGATCCCGTTTTCGGCCCCCTGACGGCGCAGAGCTGGCAGGCGCAGAAGGCGGATGTGGTTTCAACGGTATGGTCACAATACAGGATCAGGGGCAATTCCTTCTGGTTTCTGCCGGCGCCTGCGGCCGGGCAGAGTATCTACTATGAATACGTAAGCAATAAATGGTGCCAGTCTGCGGGCGGCACGGCGCAGAGCGCTTGGGCGGCTGACTCTGACACGGGAAGGCTTTCCGAGCATCTTCTCACCCTTGCGCTGGCCTGGCGCTGGATGGAAGCCAAGGGGTTGGACTACTCGCAGCGTTATGAAGAGTACGAGCGCGAGAAGGGCAAGATCATCGCGCGCGATGGGACACGCAAGAAGCTCAATGTGACGGGCCCCACCCTTCAGGGGCTTGGACGTGGGCGCATACCGGAAGGATCGTGGAACTGATGCAAGGGAACTCCATTCGCTCAGACATTGAGAGGGCGGCAGCGACAGTTGACGCTTCCGGCCAACGCTCGGTGCCAATGCCCCGTCAAAAGCCTCGTGAAGAGGATAGCTATAACCCAAACTGGACGGACCAACAGGCAATGCAGCATGCAAAGACCTTGTATGAGCGGGGTCGTCGCGCTGGAGAGACCGGGGAAGGCGAGACAGAGGTTGTTGATTTCATCCGCAAGTGGGGTGACACACCTTATGGGTCGCACATGACGCGCGGGTATCAAGAGGGACGAAGCCGAAGGGCGCCTGAAAATCAAGAGCCCATGCAGGAAGAGGAATTGCGCGAACGCCGCCGCCTTGTTCGCCGACAAGGAAATTACGTTTCCCCGTTCGCTGTTTCTCCAAAGTAAAAGCAAGGCGTTCGAGAAATGCCGTACAATGAGAAAAAGGCGCAGGCAAGCCGGAAGCGGTTTGTTGAAACAATAATGCAGCAAAAAACTCCGGTTTTTTCAAAGCCCATTAAAGACAAGCATTGGCAATCTTCTCCGTATGGAATGCGCAACCACCCTGTTTTAGGGGTGCCGAAATTGCATGAGGGAATTGATTACGCAGCAAGCCCGGGGACTCCAATTTACGCATCTGAAGATGGTTGGCTCGACGAGAACACGCCTGACCCAATCGGTGGTTATAAAGTTAGCGTAAGGCATCCTGGAGGGTTCCAGTCGCGTTACCTACACATGGAGCGCCTGAGTGAAAAGGCCTTGAAGGGCGGCGAGGTAAGGCGCGGCGAGCTTCTGGGTTATGTTGGCTCAACAGGTCGCTCCACAGGGCCTCATTTGCATTTCGGCGTGCGTCGTAATGGACGGAGCGTGGACCCTGAGCCGTATTACGGAATTACGGGTTACGACAAGAAATTTGAGGGGATGTGATTGTGGCTCAAGAGCAAGACAGCAGGGACGTATGGGAGAAAGCGCTCTCTGATTACGGCCCGGCAGTGGGTGGGGCTGCGGCTGGATATGCGGCAGGCAGGTATCTTCGGAACAGAAGGTTTCGCGGCCTCAAAATTCAACAGAAGGTTGTCTCCATCAGGCCAAAAAGAAGTTTGATCCCAAGTGGCGCTAGTGAGCCCGGGCAAATAGGTTCAAGGCCCGTGAGATATTACGTTGACCGCGAGGGCAGGCGTTATCAGCCGGCAGAATACAATCCGCAAACCGGTGGGTTTACGCCATCATTCAGAAGCCGGCAGTACATGATGCGCGAGGATGGCGTGATTTTCAAACTGCGCAAAGACGGCAAGTATATCATGCAAGTTCCAAAGCGCCCGGCAGGCGCTGCCATTCGGCGCCGGCGGAGGAAGTAGCCCATGCCGTGGAGACCCACTGACCGGAGCCGCACAGATCAGGTAAGGCAGTTCTATGCCCAGCGTCCTGATCTGCAGGAGATGTTTTCGGATCCGGCCGCACGCGAGGATCTGGCGCGACGGATGCGTGAGGCAGGCATTAAAATTACGTCTGATGAGTTGACGGACCCTGAAATCCTTGCGGAGCTTGGCTCCGTGGATGATCGTGAACTTGAGCAACTGTTTCCATTCACGCAGGACAGCATTGCCGATCGGCGGAGGTCATACTACCGACAAAATCCGGATCAGGATCCGCAATCGACGACCTCGAGGGTCATGGAGTTTTTCGGGCTTGATGAGCCTTATTATGATGACTCCCGCTCTTACGATTACGCTCAGAAGAAATTCCAGAACAACGGCAATCCGGACATGAGCTGGTTTCTGCAGCCAACAGAGGCGCAGGAGCAGGTTATGACGGGATCCATGCCGAGCGTGTATGGCGCGGAAGATGATCGCACTGGTTCGGAGATGGCCCAAGGGGCAATCCTCGGGGCCTTGAATTGGCCGCTTTTTGGAGCAGAGGAAGAGGTTGTCGCCGGGGTGGATGCCTTGGGCGAGGGCAAGTCCTATGACAAGGCTCTGGAAGAGTCCCGCCGTGTAAAAGACCGCCATAACCTGCACACGCCGCTCTGGTCACAGGTTCCGGAGTGGGTTGCGAGTGCCGGTCTTGCCTTGCCAGTGTTTGCGGCGGGCCAAGGGGCGGCTGCGAGGGGGCTTTCCAGTGCGCGGCAAGCGGCAGGGTTCACGCCAAAGGCAACGTCTCCGACTGGACAGGTTCTTGAGGAGGTGGCGACCGTTTCCCCGGTGGCTGCAGCTGATGCAAGCCTCTACCAGCTCGGGGAGGCGGATGGGGATCTCTTCCAGAGAGCGGAGCAGTTTGATCCCTATTGGACGGCAAGCGTTGCAGCCTTCCCTGCTTTTCTCGGTGCCGCAAACCTCACAAAGAATTTGGTTTCTGGAGGTTATCGCAAGGGTAAGGAGCTGTTCAGGCGGATAACTGGCTCATCCGACAAAGCCAAGAAGGCGCCCAAAAAGTCCAGAAGCCTTGATGCAAAGGCCCTTCAAGATAGGGACCGGATGCCAATGGATGCCCCTGGCATAGCTCCACGCCCGATTATAGCGCCAAGGCTTGCCCCTGCCAGGCCACCGCGGGAAATCCCCCTTCGCCCAATGTCTCCAACAAACAGTGACGGCACGGTGCGTGGTGACATTAACCGCGCGTTGAGTGGCAAGGGGCGCAGGCGCTGATGTTGCAAGTTCGTGGCCGGCGGATCAACAGGGGGCCTGCGGCTGTTGAAAGGCCATTGCCCACACCGGTGGGCGGTTGGAACGCGCGCGATCCTCTGGAGAGCATGAAGCCTTATGATGCCGTAATTCTCGAAAACTGGTTTCCTCGGCAGAGCGATGTGACGGTCAGGGGTGGCTATACCCTTCACTGCAATACGGGTGAGGGGGCCAATAGTGTCCAGACCCTTGCTGAATGGAAGGCTGCGACCAGCCGACGCCTGATTGCGGGTATCAACGGCAAGCTCCTGAACGTCTCCACGTCAACGCCTTCCACGCTTGGAACCGGCTTCTCCAACAACAGGTGGAAGTGGGTAAACTTTGCGGAGCGATTGTTTCTTGTAAACGGAACGGACGCGCCCCAGGACTATGACGGGAGCAGCCTATCGGCTACGGCATGGACGGGTTCCGGCCTTACCATCACCAATCTTTCGGATGTGACTGTATTCAAAGAGCGGCTTTTCTTCATTGAAAAGAACACGCTCAACTTCTGGTACGCGGGCCTGCAATCAATTACGGGTACGTTGACCAAGTTCCCGCTGCAATACACGGGAAGCTTTGGCGGCACGCTCCAGCAGATCGGGACCATCACAACGGACGGCGGAGAGGGGAGGGATGATCTCATTGCCTTCTTCCTGTCGTCTGGAGAAGTTATCATTTATCAGGGTTCAGATCCGGGAAATGCCAATTCGTGGAGCCGGATCGGTACATTCTTCCTTGGGCCGCCCATTACGGGGTCAAACCTTCAAAGGTTCGGTTCTGATCTCATAGCCATGACCGATGGCGCTTACACACCTCTGACCAAGGTGTTGGCTTTTGGCAGGACTCAGCCTTCATCGCTGGACCTCTCGGACAAGATAAGCCTTGCAGTGTCTGAAGCCATGCGGCTTTACCGGGACAATGCAGGGTGGCAGGTTATCTTCTACCCTCGCGGCCGAATGCTTATCTTCAATGTACCGCGATCGACAGCGCAATTTGACCAGCACGTGATGAACACCGACACGCAGAGTTGGTGCAAGTTCACGGGATGGAATTTCCCTGTTTTTGCTCTGTTCGGGAACGACCTGTACGCCGGCGGAACCGATGGGCGGGTTTACAAGTGCAATGACGGGTTTTCCGATAACGGAACAGCAATCGTAGCGGACGCCCAGACTGCGTGGAATTACTTCGGGTCTTCGGATCGGCTCAAGAACTTCACCATGGCGCGGATTATCTTCGGCGCTGTGAGCGATCCAGGCGCGCTTGTATCGATCGGCACTGACTTTGACATTTCCGTTCCAACCTCAACCGTTTCAACATCAGCTGTGACAACGGGCGGGGTTTGGGACGTTGCAATATGGGACTTGGACACATGGGGCGGAGCCACGCAGGCAATAAGGGGATGGCAAGGGGTGAACGGGTTGGGCTACTCAGCTTCGATGAGATTGCGCGTCTCGTTGACCAGCCAAGGCGTAAGCTGGAGGTCATCGGCGATGGTCATGAAGCCCGCAGGTCTGGTTTAAGGTTTGTATTTGACGAGGACCAGGATGTTGCCGATTTCGTGATCGGCCAGCTGCCACATCCGATCACCATTGACGAGTTCGGCCGGTTCACAACCATTGGCATTGCTGGACCATCAGGAGCCCTTATTGCCGGCGCGATCTACCACCGCTGGCGCAAGTTTGATTGCGAGTTGACATTTGCAGCCTCAAGCCCGCGGTGGTGCCGGAGGGGGATTGTGAGTGCTCTGTTCCATTATCCGTTCGTACAACAGGGCTTGGAGCGAATGACCTTGATCATTGGCGAAAACAATCCGAGGGCGCTGAAGTTGAACTTGGGCCTTGGGTTCAAGATCGAGGGTCGCGTGCGCAAGGCATACGATGGAAAGAATGACGCGTTCATTCTCGGGATGATGCGTGATGAGTGCAAGTGGATCGTTGGCGCAAGTAGCCAACAACAAACAACCTGAAAGAAACTGGAGAAGCATATGGGAAAGGGTGGCGGAGGCAGCGCGCCAGCGGCGCCGGATCCGATCAAGACAAGCCAGGCGCAGGCGGATGCCTACATCAAGGCTGCAAAGCAAAGTTCAATCCTGAACAACCTTGCGCAGTTTTCGCCCTATGGGAACATCACCTTCGACAAGGATGAAGAGGGCGTTCCGATTGCGCAGCGCGTGTCTTTGTCGCCGGCGCAGCAGGCGGCGTTTGATGCGCAGACCCAGCTTCAGGGTACGCTATCAAACGCAGCCGCGCAGCTTGCAGGATCCGTTCCCACTGGCCCGTTTGGTCTGCCAACAAATCTCCCTGGGTACACAACGGGCCTCGACCTGGAGGGCGCCCCTGACTACATGCGTGGGCTTAACCTCTCCAATGTCCCCAACGCACCCGGAACGGGTGATTTCTCTGCAGACAGGAACACTTACGAGCAGGCGATGTTCAATCGCGGCATGAGCCTGATGCGTCCGGAGTTTGACCAGCAAGCGAGGGATACACGGCAGATGCTGGCAGACCGTGGCCTCCCCATCACGGGCGAGGCATACAACACGGAGATGGACCGGCTCGGGAGGTCTCAGGGCGAGCAGATGGGCCGGATTGCGGCGGATGCGCTTGCTGCCGGCGCGCAAGAGCAATCGAGGATGTACGGCCTCGGTACGGACGCAAGGCAGAGGGCGATTGCCGAGCAGCTCCAGCAGGGCCAGATTTCTCAGCAGGCGCGGCAGGGAATTATCTCGGAAGAGTTGCAGAACGCGCAACTTGCGCAGCAGGCACGCCAAGCGATGACGAATGAGGCTCTGTTGCAGTACAACGCACCGGCGCAGGGGGTTGCTACTCTTCTCGGTGCTTCACCGCGAACCCCGACTGTTCAGGGCGGAAACATCTACCAGCAGGGTGTTCAGGCTCCGGACGTTCAGGGGAACATCTGGAACTCGTATAATTCCCAGCTTCAGGCCTACAACCAGCGCCAGCAGCAGAACAATTCCATGTGGTCTGGCATTGGCTCGATTGTTGGGAGCATTGCAAGCATCCCTGGCATTTTCTCTGATCGCAACATGAAGCAGAACGTCCGTCCGGCGGATACGATCCTGAACCGGATGGAGAAGATCCCGATCAAGTCATGGCAATACAAGGCGGGCGCCGTTCCCGGTGACAATGGCGCGCGGCATGTTGGGCCGATGGCACAGGACTTCAAAGGCTTCTTTGGCCTTGGAGACGGGCGATCCATTCCCGTCGTTGATGCGGTCGGCATCAACATGGCCGCAACACAGCAACTTGCACGCAAGGTAAAGCGCATGGAGGCGCGTAGATAAATGCCCAAGATCTCAGGCTCATATCACGGGATCACGGCGCAGCCTCAGTTTCAGACGTATCCAACGGCGGGGATGATGCAAATACCGCAGCAGCCCCAAACGCCAACAGCGCCGCCCCCTCCGCCGCAATCACCACCCGGCACGACACTCACAACACAACCAACACAACCAACATTGCCACCCGTTACGCCCCTCGGACCTGTACTCCCGGGGGCGGACATTATCACGCCTGAACGCGAACGACTGATCCGTTCGGTCCTGAATACATACGAGAGGTAAAATGACGCCCGCATATCCATTCCTGCAGCAGTACCCACCATCACAGACCATGCCTGGGTTTGAGCAGGTTGGTCCGGGGGCGATCCCCAAGCCCATGCCCAACATGCCTCAAATCAATCCGGGCATGCCCAAGCCGATGGGCGACATCCCGCAGATCAACCCGGGTATGCCAAAGCCCCAGATTGACATCCCCCAGATCAATCCCGGCATGCCGCCTGCGGTAAGCCCTGCAAATCCCATGATGCCGAAGCCCCAGACGGGAGCGCCGCAGATAAACCCCGGCCCCACGGGAAACCTTCCTCAAGGCCGCGGCGCGCTCGTCAACGCCATCATGAACCGCACGCAGGGTCAGCGCCCGCAGATGAACACCTATCGGCCGCCCCAAGGCATCCGCCCCATGGGCCAGCCCCAGTCACCTTTCAACAACAGGCCAAGGAGGCCTTGATCCCATGGCGTTCTTCAACCCCAACCAGCAAAACCAGTTGATGGCCCAGATGTTTTCCAACCCGCAGGGCCAAGGCGGCATGATGCCCCCAATGGGCGGGCAGGGCGGTGCCAACTCCGGCCCCAATATCGGTCCCTCCTTCGCAGGACCGGAAGGCCCGCAGGGTGTGTCAAATCCTGGAAGTCAGTTTGGCCCCATGCCGTTTTCCGGTCCCATGCCAGATTTCCAGTCCGGCCCCTTCATGCCCGGAAGCGATACAGGGATCCGCGAGCTTGGTTCCATCCCTGTCAACCCGATGCCCTACACACCCAATGACGGGTATGGCGGAAGGCCCCCGATCGGCCCGATGCCAGTGCCCCGCCCCGGTTCAGGTCCAGACGCGCAGCCCATGCCATTCCCCTCGTCGCGCGAGAATGGCGGTCGGCCCCCACGTGGTCCAGTCAATGACGGCATGCTTGGCAGGCTCAGAGCAGACGTTGTTGGGCCCGGCGTCTTAACCGAGTCTGATATGGGCCGCGTCAATGACGGCATGGCTGGTAAAGGCACGGTATCGGACGAAGATCGTCGTCGTCTCATTGAGGCAATCCTGCGCCGCTCCGGTGGCATGTAAGAGGCAATCTGTACATGGCAGTAGGTTGGCAAAAGCCCTTTCAGGGTCCGGCCCCGTTCTTTGGCTATCCGCAAGCTGATGACGGCAGCGGCATGCCTGCGCCTCAGATGCCAATGCCTGGAGGTGTTGGGTCTCCCATGACCCAAGACGCCACCCAGCCCATCTTTGCGCCGCAGGACATGCAGAAGGGCGGGATGTTTGGGAGCACGCCCTCAGACGCCAAAAAGCCGGATGCGCCCGCAGAGCAGGACTGGCCTTCGGCCGACAGCATCGAGCGCCGGCGGCGTTTGGCAGAAGCCATGATGGGCCGGCAGATGGAGGTGAACCATCCGATGCAGGCGGTGGCAAATGCTGTGAACCAGATTGCCGGCGCCTACGTGCAGAACAAGGCAGAGAAGGATGAGGCGGAGCTGCAGCGCCGCCGGCGTGATTTCTTCCTCGGGTCATTAAAGGACGGCGGCGACTTCGACACCATGATGACCAGGGCGATGTCGAGCCCCGATCCTTATCTGCAAGACATGGCGCTAAAGTACAAGTTGGCGGCCATGCAGGATCGCGGCAAAAGAGGCGGCAAACCGGAAGAAACCGAAATCAAGTATTCTGATGGCACGGCTCAGAGCGCCTATTGGGACACTGAGCAGGATAAATGGGTTCCTTACGGAGAGCGTTACCCGAGATTTGCCAAAGCAGTTGGTAGCGGTGGCCGCGGCTCTGATTATGGCGGCGAGACATTCGCTCCAGTAAAGGCTCAAGAAACAGGCGAACAGACTCCATCAGAGCAAGCGTTTCGGACTCCAGGCCCGAGGGGCAAATACTCCCTGAAAGAGGGCCCGCAGATGGTGGGTGCGGACGGGCGCCCTGTCTACACAACCTATAACCCAAATGACGGGAATTATTATTACCGCGGTCAGGACGGTCTGTGGCGTGTTGCAAGCGGGCAGCGAGCAGCTTCGCCAATGACAGAGCAGCAATTCTACAAGTTGAAGCTGGAGCGGCAGGATGAAATCAATGGATTGAAGTCGCTGCAAAAATACTTCCAGACAGTGAAGGATGTTCCAACGGGTATTCAGCGTTGGTCCATTGATATTTCAGGGAAGTTCAAGACATTTCTCGGGAGGGAGGGACTTACCCCTGACGAGTTCAACCTGATGGATAGCCAAGCCAAGGTGCAAGCCTTGCTTGGCATGTTCAGGACCACCATTGTCGGCCCAGGCGTCATGACTGAATACGATGCTGTTCGCGTGCTGCAGGCATTGGGTGGGGATCCGGCTTCTGCATTGCAAAATCCGGAAGTAATGCGAGAGATCTTAAGCGATCTTTACACGCGCAAGCGTGAGCGCGCGATGGAGATCCAGCGGACATATGAAGATCAACTGAAGGCTCGGGGAATTGTGCCCACGGACGATGGCCTTGGCGTTCCTGAAACCCTTATGGAAACGCAGCCCGCCCCGCGCGGCCAGGGAGGCGGACAATACAAGCCGGTCCCGCGGGATCAATTGAGGGATGGCCAAGTCTACACCATGAAAGACGGGCGTCCTGCGCGATGGGATGCGTCCAAGCAAAAATTCTTCCCGGTGAGGTAGTCAATGCCATACATCCCAAAAGTGTCGCCGGAAGCAAAGCGCCGGTGGATTGAAGACAATATGGGCCTGTCCTACGAGGACGCGCAGCAGGCTGAAGGCATCAACTATGAAGACGCCATGGGTGCGCCAGCCTCTAGCCCTGAGCGATCCTGGGGCGACTGGTACGCAGACCAATTTGAAAGCATTGCGCCGCAGGAGGTTTCTGCCGGGTTGCGTACTTTGGCAGGGCGGGGAAGCTACGAAGATAACCGGAAAGACCTCGAGCGCAAGCGGCAGCAGGGTCTGCAGCCCGGAGACAATCGCACACTAGGCCAGCAGCGCGCCGGCTACGCGATGAACCTCTACAACAATGCCACGCTAGGGTGGGGCCCGGAGGTTTTGGCGGGAATTGAAACTGCAACAAGCGGTGGTGATTACGACAAAAACCTTGAGCGTGCGCGGGGCGTGCAACAGGACTACAGGGAAAAGGAAAGTGACTGGTCGGCGGGTAATATCCTCTCGGGGGGCACAGGCTTTGTCCTAAGCGGCGGCCCTCTCACCAAGCTTTATCAAGGCGCGCAGGGTGCCATCCGTGGCGTGCGT